ATCCATAAGGCTATCTTTAAGTCCCAAAGCGATTTCGCCCCACAAGTCGAAGTTGTAGAATCCGCTATTAGCAGTTGTGTTAATATACTTGTTCTTGACAACGGTGCGACTTGAATAAATTACATCGTAGAGGGTATCGTTAAGTTCAGGAATAAGCTTTTTGAGCAACGACTTAAACCACCCAAGGGGTTTACGAGTTAGCACCTTGCCAACAACCCACGATGTTCCGTGTATCTTATTGGTAATGCTAATCATATCCTCTGGGTTGAGCTTGTAGGAATTGCGTCGAAGATTTTCTGTGTCAATGTGAAGCCTAAACTGATTCTCAACAAGCTTATCGAAACGCTTGACAACCTTCTTATCAGATTTCTTCTGCTGCCCAGGCTCATTCTTCAATCGAATGACATACTTACGACAAATTTCTTTACCATTAAGTATGTTAAACTCATCACCAATTAACAGGCGGTTAGCTGTTATGGCGTAATCAAAAGCTGTATCTGGAATGAAAAACCCTTCACTTGGGACACCTTTAAATTTCATTACCTTAACTCTACGAGAATTTTCAAAATAGCCCTTTTTAGTCACATCTGCATTAAGTTCGGCTGCACGATAAAGGTTGTTATTATAGACAAACTCATGACTTAGTTGTGTTTCTGGTGGAAAATAGACACCAATGTCTCCTATTTTAGTATCTTTACCTACTAAAACTATAGTATTAAGTATAATTGCTTTTTGTAAATTGTCTAATCCCTCTACTGCAATAAGTTTTGTTATTTTAACTACTGTAGCACAATAATTTTTATTTTTTATTTCAAATTGGTTCATACTTACTCCCCCGAAATTAGAATTAAATACATGGACTATAAACACTTAAAAAACCAATCTGGTATTTATATTATAACTAACATTATTAATAATAAAGTTTATATTGGTCAGTCAAGAATGGCTGACAAAAATCTTAATCGCTGTGGTCTACGCGGTCGTGGCAGAAATACTTATATAGCATTAAATAATAATAGATATCATAATAATCAATTACAAAAAGATTATATTGAATATACAACAACTTCTTTTGTGTTAGAAGCTTTATTGTATTGTCAAGAAGAGCAGTTAAACTATTGGGAAGAATATTACATATCTATATTTAAAGCAACTAATCCACAATTTGGTTATAATATATTATCTGTTCCTGGCTGGTCAGAACACCATAAAGACGAAATAAGATCTTGGGTTGGTCATAAAAACAAAGGTAAAAAACATTCTGAAGAAGCAAAAATAAAAATGTCTATTCACGCCAAAGCAAACCCATCTAAAAATCTTTGTAAGAAGGGCGATAAACTTCCATATTGGTGGAAAGAAAAAATATCAAAAGGAAACAAGGGTAAACCAAAATCAGAAGAGCACAAAAAAGCATTAAGTCGGCCTTGTTTAGAGGAAACTAAACAAAAATTATCTGCTTTAAATAAAGGTAAAAAACTATCGCCGGAAGCTATAGAAAAATCTCGGCTTGCTCATATTGGTTTGAAGTATAAAAAGAAACCAAAACCGTAACTCATCTATATGTAGTCTACATCTAAATCCCCCTTCGTGGAATTAAATATATCGGGTAATTTATGGATGATAGAAGAAATATGGATGATAGAAGACGCGCTACTAATGGGCAAGGCTCATTCTTCATTCTCAAACTCTTGGCTATTATCAGGCGGTATAGAATGGAACATTTAAAAGCCTCAAGCCAAATGAAATGTATGTGTGTCATTTGTGTTGAAGCAGAACGTTTATTAGATGAAGGCAGTCCTGATAATAAGAACCGCTGGGGTTAGTTGGAGCGGATATGAATTATAAAGAGTGGTTGGAACAACCCTTTGTTATTCTTGCTAAAAGTAGGCAAAACTTAACTTTAACTTGCCATACTTGTGGTAAGGTGTTTGTTATTAAGAAACACCAATTACAATCAAAAGCTTCAAAGGGTTGCCAAGAACTTTGCTGTTCGTATGCCTGTGCTATATCCTGCTATTCAGCTAAACATAACACTATTGAGCCTTGTGGTCAGTGTGGAAACCCTACTCGTCGTTCAAATAGAGAACAAAAGAAATCAAAATCTGGTAAAGTATTCTGCTCTCATACTTGTTCTTGTTTATATAGTAATACTCACAAAACAACTGGAACAAGGCGTTCCAAATTAGAAGTCTGGCTTGAACAACAACTTATTACTTTATATCCAAATCTAACTATACAGTTCAACAGGAAGGATACTATTAAATCAGAGCTTGATATTTATATTCCAACTCTTAATCTTGCTTTTGAACTTAATGGTATCTTTCACTATGAGCCTATCTATGGTGCAGAAAAGCTTGTTGCTATAACTAATAACGATAATCGAAAGTTTCAAGCTTGTTTGGAACAAGAGATTGAACTATGTATTATTGATTCTAGCAAACAAAAAAGGTTTACAGAAAAAAGTAGCCAGCAGTTTCTGTCAATCATACAAAATATAATTAATCAGAAGCTGCTGGCGATGAGCGGATAGTCGGATTTGAACCGACACTTTGAGTTTGGAAGACTTACGTGCTAACCATTGAACACTATACCCGCGAAATTACTTACCTTCTGGGCGCTTTGCTAATCCAGCAGAGGCTAATACTTCTGCTAAATCATCTACATGCAAACAATCCACCATACAAGCGTAGTCATTAGCTGATTGGATCACAGCAATATTTCCATTGCAGTAATCATTTCCTGCTACTGCACTATGAAGAACGCCAAAAGCAACTACTTTACCATTGCTAATATCAATCTTTACAACCTTGTCGCCATTCTTTGCTTCTCTACCATTACGATAATGCATGTATATTCCTGTGTTAGATACTAATAAATGGAGCCGCAGAAGGAAATCGAATCCCTGACCCCCTGCTTACAAGGCAGGCGCTCTGGCCAACTGAGCTACTGCGGCACATTCTACATATCGTTTAATTACAGCCTAATCTCTAGGATCTTTACTTCCTCAGGGTTTTTTAGTCGTATTTCATTTGGGTAACCAATAGGATTACGAATAATCCTTGTGTCACCAAACATGAAATCCTGTTTATCATGGCTATGACCATGAAACCAAATCTTTGGTTTAAGCTCTTGGATTATATCAGCAACATCAGCGACATATAGACAGTTATAGCTATCAGCTTCAAACTGAGGACTAACACAATCCCAGATAGGTAACATATGACTAACAACAATGTCGCCTTCCTGCATGTTCTTCCACAGATGCTGACGCTCTTCAAGCTGGTACTTTTCCCACCACTTCATAAAGCCTCTGATATAAGCACAATCGCTCCAACTCATCAGCTTCTTTCTAACAATAGCGTTATCTGGATACCAACAAGTCGAGCCTACAAATCGCATACCCTCATAGGTAAATGACTCATAGTATTCAGGCCCAAGAACTCGTAAGCCCTCGTTGTAGAGCTTATCAAGCATTTCCTTACCATTAACCTTAGGACTCGTATTATACCACTCATGATTACCAGGAGCATAAACAATCTCTACTGCCCACTTCCTAAACTCATCTAGAAAAAGTAGACAGGTTTCATCATGTAATGACCAGATATCTCCAGCTAATACAAGCACATCAGCTGTCTCAACAGGTCTGATATACTCAAGGAACTTAATGGCGGCGTTTACATCAGTGTAATGCTCCATGTGTAAGTCAGATAATTCAGCTATCAAAGGCATGATAATACTCCTAATTGCTTGCGACATATACTCTTTTGACCGAGAAATTAGTCCCGGCGCACAATTTAGCCACGTGAAGGGCCAAAGTCTCCCAGTTATTGGAATCTGGCCAGCCTTCTCGACTTGCTGTTGGCATAATCATAAACTGAACAAGGCCATTAGCAGTAGCAGATACATGGCTAACTAAATCAGCATGATCAAGCCCATGAGCAAGTAGTAAAACTCTTACATGTAGTTGATTAGCTTCTTCTTTAGTAGCCTTAAAACTACTAATCCAAAGTGCGCTTAATGTTGCCTGCCCCATGTTATCTCCTATTGGTTGTTATTAAAGGTTAACTTAATAGAGCCCATGTTTGAAGTTGTTTTCAATCTGACCTTATAGCGGCCAGCGATTAAACTTCGTCAACATGGGCTCGATAAATTAACTACTTGCCGTGCTGGTTATATATTTATAAAGTATATTATAATATTTCGCACAACTTAACTTTGGCATCAGTAGCTTGTTAATTACTTGCTGCGCTGGTTTGCACTATTCGCGCCCTAGAAGCTTCTAGGTTCCGTCAATAATCAACTAATTTAAGATCACCTGAAGTATACCAGCGTCTGAGCTTAATAGGCCCTCGCTCTGTATAACCTCGTCGGTAATGTTTAAACACTTACAGTATTTGCTCTCATATAGCTCCTACCTCGTCAGTGTCTGAACCCTTAACCGTTTGCCATATCATTTTTATATACCAGGTAATGGTATCGGCGTCAATGGTTAGAGCTTTGTATGCCTAAACTTGGTAGTAATAGGCTCTTGTTTCTCAATAGTAGCATTACAATTAGGGTGAATATACTCACCATCCAAGGCTTGTGCCTGTTCAATTAAAGTAAGCTCTTCCAAATCAATCTCTTTCTTACAATTAGCGCAAAGCGGATTCTTTTCTCTCGCCACTTTAATCTTCTCCAGCCATTTTGTTCTCCGTTAACTTAATTAAGCCTTCGTGGTTGACTTACTACCCTTAGCAAGCTTATCCTTAGTATGTTCCTTCTGAACATACTCAAGGAACTCACGAACCTTATTAACAATATCAGAAGCAACAGTTCCAGGCATTACAGGAGACCACTTAAGTTCACTGGGCTTAACCGAGCTACCCGCAATGTAGTTGTTATCGCCATCATAAATATTCATTCCCATACCAGCAAACTCAGTTCCTTTATTTCTAAAGGCATACTTCATAATTCTAATTTTTTCACTTGGAAAATCAAACTGCTTAACAAATACAACAGTAGCACTAATTCGCTTATCGTAGCTAAGCTCCTTCAAGTTAATGTAATAAGGAATACCATTACTAATAGAAGCAAGCTGCCAAGTCTTATCAATGAACTCAGGAAACTCAGCAATATTGGCAACCTTAGTAATTTTGATTTCTTCAGCCTTGCGATACTGATGAGGCTTAGCCTGCCAAGTATCTGCGGCACACAAGCCAGTCATCAGGGTGAGACCGAATAAGAGATTTTTAAGCATTGGCAAGCCTTTCGCGGATTTCATTAAGGGTTTGGATGTTATGCTGAACGCCATTCTCAAAGACAGTCCGAAGAAGGTTGTTTTCTCCATCAATTTGGTCGCTACTTTCTTCTTCGGTAAGTCCATCAGTGACAATAATTTTACTCATATCGCCGTCTTCGTATTCAACAAAACACTTACCAGTCAGCGACTTCTTGATACTTCCTGGGTCAGTGATAGGGTCCTTCATGATCATACGCTCTTCACCATTTACTTTAACATAAGTAGACTTGAGAGCAAAGCCAAAAGTATCGCGGGTAACATAATTATATGTATAACTTCCAATACCGTATACGACATTGGTTGACGCAAACTTCTTTGCCGCAAGGTTTTCACAAATTTCTTGGCATCTCGTAAGAGTAATAGCGTCACCATAAATACAACCAATATGCCCATCGAGACAACGATACCCTTGCTCATTGGTAGTTCCTCCAAAGATATCCCACAAGATTTCTACCGCACCCTTATGAACAAGTGGATCAGAACTATTAGGATCACCACAGATGATCTTAACAGGATCACCAGAGTCAGGACGAATAACAACCTTACCATCACGGGCAAGAATGATATCCTTCATAGGACGAATGATCTTGTCAAGCACCTCCCAGAAGTTCCAAGTGTCAGAAACAATACTAATGAAACCATTAGGATAAACATCTTCGATTAGATGGTGATAATACTTCTGCTCGCCAAGAAATAGTTTTTCTTTGTCTGTAAGTTTACGAATACGTGTTTCAGTCATTTAAATCTCCATAATTAAATATATATACATATAACGGAGTGTTCCGAACATGCCTAAAAAGAAATGCTTAAAATGTTTAGAAAAAAAGGAACTTGATTTGTTTCCAAAAATGTCTCGTAATAAAGATGGGTTAGACACTTATTGTAAAGTTTGTAGAAATGAAATAAACAAACAATATAGAACAAGTAACCCAGAAAAACTTAAAAAGGCACGTAAAATAGACTATATTAAAAATAGAGAAACAATATTAAAGCAAAAAGCACATTATACAAAAACTCACGCGGAACAAAAAGCTATTTACGATAAGGAATATCGTAAAAACAATATTGAAAAAATAACCAAATATAAACAAGTTTGGGAAACTAAACATTGTGATGAGCCATTATTTAAAATTAAACGAAATCTTCGCAGGCGTTTACATCATGCTATTGACGGTGGTATTAAATATGGCTCAACTTTTGAATTAGTTGGCTGTTCAGCCATTGAACTCAAACAACATTTAGAATCCCAGTTTACTGTTGATATGACTTGGAATAATTATGGAACTTATTGGCACATAGACCATATAGTTCAATGCCAAGAATTTGATTTGTTATTAGAAGCGGAGCAAAAATTGTGCTTTCATTACTCTAATTTACGCCCATTAGAAGCAAGTAAAAACATGAGTAAGAAGTTTAATGTTTCTCGGACATAATAATTCTAACTTTATCCCAAGTTTGAGTAGTTTCATTAAACTCTTCCTCAACTGAATCAAACAAATCCTTGTAACTCTCTGCGCCAGCGCACATACAACTGTGTTCCGAAGCTGGAATAGAGGTGCCAACTAACTCCTTAGTCACATCTGCGTTATAGTAACGCTCCAAATGACAAATCGCAGGGATGGTGTCCGTTCCCACGAAAGAAAGCAAATGACCAGATCCAGATAGCTCTGCGGCTTCCAAACAGGCCATCCCACGCATAGAGAAGTCATGACCCTGGAACTGAACAAAACCCATATTCTTTTCGTCAGTCTTTTCAGCCCACCAGTTGAGAATCTTTTTATATTCATATGCCGTTGTCGCAGAGGTAGCAGCAAGCCAAAGCTCGCAGCTCATAAGGGTTTCTAGGAAGTTCGTGAGCCAGAAGAACCGCTTATCAGTATTCTCAATAACAAGCATGGGAACACGGAGAGGAGTAAGAGTTCCCTCAGCCAGTGCGCTAATCTTGATAGGAAGATAACCAAGATCGTGAAGCTCTTCAAGATGTTTGGTATCAGGATTCGCAACACCCAGCGTAGCTGAAATGATGCGACTATATTCCGTCACAACAGACAGTTTGGACTTATTGAAGAAGTGCTCATTGAAATACTCAATAAGATACTTCTTAATGAAAGCCTGAAAACCGAAAGCTACAACATGATCCACACCAGTCATGCGAGAAGTGCGAGGAATCCAGGTAGAGTAAACCACCTCAGTCCCAGCAGGATACTGAGCCTTGTGGGATATTTTATAGAAGTCCGCCAAAAGTGTGGGAGAGCAAGAGTTAGCCATATTTATGATTTCCTATAATTAAATTATATTGAGGTTAATATGACACCTTCTAAAATAACTCACATTCCAAAAGCAGCTGGTATTTATTCTATAACCAACACTATTGATGGTAAGCGTTATATAGGACAGAGTCAATTTAATAAAGATAAGTTAGGTATTTATGGGAGATGCAGGGCTCATTTAGCTTTACTCCGTAGAAATAAAGATTCAATACATCTACAAAGAGCTTGGAATAAATACGGTCAAGCTGTTTTTACTTTTGAAGTTTTAGCTTTATGTTCTAATACAGACTGTTCCGAACAAGAAGAACATTTTATATCTAAATATAACACTTGTAATCAAGGTTTTGGTTATAACTTAGATCCAAAAGCCAGAGGTGCAGGAGCTAAAAGTCCAGAAACAATAAAAAAGATTCAGTCTGATCAATCTAAACAACTTCGTTCAATAGCTATGTCTAATAGACATTGGATTACTAATGGTTATGATAATAGATTACGACCTGTTGTAGAACTTATACCAGAAGGGTTCATATTGGGATATACTAAACGAAATCAACCAACTAAAAATCCAGCAAATAAAGGATTTACAACAGCTTTTAATCCACTAACTAATGAAACTATAAAGGTACACATCACAGACCCGAGATATCTCTCTGGTGAGTTTATTCATATCTCTAATAAACGTTGGATAGGAGTAGAAACAAAAGAAAGTAAACGAATAGCACCTAAAAATATAGATCGGGCTGTTGGTTCTATTTGGGTTAATAACGGTATTGAAAGAAAACGAATACCAAAAACTTCTATCCTACCAACTGGTTGGATATTAGGTAAGAAACTTTAATCATGAACCATAGCTTGGAGATATTCAGTAGACTGGGGCTCATCAGATACCGCAGAAACTCCACCAATTGGCTCCCAACCTTTTGAAATATGTTCATTAACCGCATTAACCGCATTAGCAAGTGCTGTTTTTGTATGTTTATGTAAAATAATATATTGGTTCATTAGAAGATCCTTTCAATGTGGAGTTTAGGATTGGTTCCCTGTTCAATGATACTGTTAGTAGTCCAAACATACTCAATAGGACTATCGTCATCGAACAACTTACCCTTAGTAATAGATTCCTCACAATGAGAAACCATAAGGTCAATACGCTTAGGATTAAACTTCTTTAACTCATCCCCAGCAAACTTAAAAGTTCCGCCATAAGAGCATAGATCATCTACGATCATAATAGCTCTATCAGCAACAATCTTACCATTGCTAACTTCATAACTAACAATCTTGCCAGTCTTAAAGTCTCGGACTTTATTACCAACAATCTGCTCATTATGAGAGAAACAAGACATACCAGCATATCGTTTCTGGGCCCCGGAATCAGGAAACATAATGACAGTCTTTGAATCGAATTCCCAACTCTTAAAGGGATAATATGCTGTGGCATTAGTCCCAAGATAAGCAAGAGTTAGATCAGAATGAGGATCACAAACCTTAATACTATCAAACTCCATTGCTTTAATTAGTTCTCCAACAGTCCGTAAAGAACAGTTAGAAGAACTATATCCACCTCGATCCATACGAGAATAAGGCATGTAAGCAATATCAAGATTGAGAAGGTTGTTCTGCCTAAATGCAGCAGACCTACTAATAAGTAGCAGATGGAACAAGTCAGCATCCGTTTCATACTTAAAAGTTATATTCAACTCATCATAGGTTGTATCTTCAACAAACTCTTCAATCTTCTTGAAATTGAGTTCACCATTTGGAAAAGTTGAATAAGGGATAACACTACCGTTAACTTTAATCATCACTTCTCCTTATTCTGGGTTAATTCCAGTAGACCGCAACCAGTCTTTATCTTGTTTACTTGATAACTTAAAGGGTTCAAGAGGTTTATCAGGAGCTTCAACTGGTCTACTTTTGTAATCGCTAGGATTATTATAATCATCCTCTTCGTTATCATCCCGCATTCTCTTAAACTTTGGTCCATCTACAAACAAACCAACTTCGCGGGAATCAAATACTTCTTCTCCAAGCTTTTCAGCCTGTTTCATGAGCTTACCTTCAAACTCATACAGCGCATCTGTAATAGTAGCAGTAGATAGATAACTAAGTTCAATCTTCCTAACATCGGCCAAGAGGTTAAGTAGCATATCCGTTGTCATTCTCAAAGAAGGATATTGTCCCTTCTTCTCAACAGTATATTCATGCACAAAGGTTTCAAGATAGTCCAACATAGTAGTATAGACTAAATATCCCTCCACCTTTGATAGAGGCTTCTCGAAGTCCATCTTAATCTCCCTTGGATGGCTTAACATCCTTCTTTTTGTTTTTGATAACTTTTGTGGTCTTGTTTATCGGAAGACCATTAAGGCGTTCTCTCGCTGCTGCTTTATGAGCTTTGAGCGTTTTCTTTTTCATGTTAACAGACTCTCCAAAGTCTTCCAAAGAACATCGAACTCACCTTCTGTATAGAGAGAAGCCTTGAATGTAAGCCACTCCTTCTTATACATACCAGTTTTGCCACCAGCTTCAACATTAGCGATTCTGTCGCAGAGTTTTAGAAAGACAGCAGCAGAGCATTCTTTGATTTTACTATGAGTAGCTTCATGGCGAGCTTTACGGTTAACTCCGGTCTCATTAGTCACGCGCCAAATGAGATCGCTTACCTCAATACCGTATCGTTCAGTAAGCTCTTCTCTCGTAACGCCAGTATCTTCAATGAGATCGTGACCCCAAGCAGCAAGCGTGACAACTTCTAACGGTGTGCTGTAAGGAATGTAGGCAAGAAACCTAAACACTGTATCTCTTACGGCACGAAGATGATAAGTATACGGCCTGTCAAGACTATATACCTGATTCTTATGATGTTCAGAGGCAAAAGCAATCATATCGTGCTCAATGGCCTTGAACGCTGCTTCTGTGTATTTCATAAAAGTAATCCTCGTAGTTTCATTTCTTTTTCATTTGTTATCCAGCTTATGTTTACGGAAGGACCACTTTGGATCAAAACCATGAATAGCAACTTTGTCTTTGTCAGCAGGTTCAGGTATAGTTTCGGGTTTAGTAAGAACTCCGCCGATCCACATGTCCAATTCCTGGTAAGCAGTAAATGGATCAAGAACCTTCTGAA